CATCTCACATTGCGCCCAATACAGTTGCCACGCTAGGCGTGCCGCCAGAAAAACTGACAAGCCTTAGGCGCACATAAAGAACAGGGCATCCGCTCAAGGAAAACCCGTAAGCGCCATTGCCTGCAATTGTAGTGTCAGAATTGGAGGAACTTAAATTGAAATAATTTGTACCGTCAAGACTGCCTTCAAGCCTGATTACCACATTAGTCCCGATGCCGCTAACAGTTACTTGAAAGGTTAAATCAGCACCCGCAGTTTTTTGCGCAGAAGTCACTCCGGCTTCTGTCAGCGTTTCCAGCGTTGCGACATCGAAGCCGCTGTCGTACCCGAATGGCATCTTCTTGTACCTATTGAAGTCATCATAGCAAAAGCAGCCTCCAGTGCCATTTCGACACCAGAGGCCGCTCGCTCACTATCAGGCGTACTTCTTGGCGCCCACAGCATTGACGCTATAGGTATGGGCGCCACCAGTAGTGGACACAGCCTTCACCCAGCGCTTGGCAGCCCCTTTAGGGAACACCAGATACTGCTTCGAGTCAGAAGTAGTGACCTGCGCAAAAGCCACAGCAGCAGAAGCTTGCTCTGTGCCGTCAAGGTTGAACACCGTGGTCACATCGGCGTAAGAGCCGCCCACCTCATCGCTGGACTGGATCTTGACATCCAGAGTGGAAGTGCCAGCATCCTCAACGTCAAGGATGACGATGATGTCACCCTCATAGTCGTTTAGATCAACAGGAGTGCCGTTAAGAGCAGTGTTGCGGCTTGCGGTCGGGGCCAGGGCGAAGTGAGAAAGCTTCTCCAGGCCGTTGGAAAGAATGGCCATCAGTCTTTGGGAGTAGAGGAACTGGTTCGCCCGCGACGAGACACAGGCTTGGTCGGTTGAATTGCCGGTACCTCCACCGGCTCAGGCTTGGGCTCAGGTTTTGCCGCATTAGCAGCTCGACCCATGCCGATCAAAAGCATTCCAGTGGACTTGTCAACTTCAACGATGGAGCCCACTTTTGCGGGCTCCCCGTTGAGCATCACACTATGAGTGATCTCAATCCACATAAGACTCAGCTAGCAAACGAGAATGCGCCGGGCTGCTTAACAGCGAAGTCAACGTCTTGCAGAGCAATGACGCGAACGGTGCCAGCAGTGGCGCCCGCAAAGGGATCCACGGTGAGATCAAGTCCTGACCACATGCCCATGACCATCATCGAAAAATCACCGAATAGTGCATCGTTGTTAGCGAGCTGGTTGGACACGATCACCGGATAGCCGTTGATCTCGTCGTTCTCGTACACAAAGCCAGCAGCCACAGCAGAAGCGTTCTTCGCGGTAGCCTTCAGTGCGCCACGTGCAGAAGCGTTGATGATGTAACGCAGGCTGCCAGCATCAGCGTTAGCAGAAGCCACTTCGGTCTCCATGTCGATGTATTCATCGAAGGTGCCGTAAGTGCTAAGGGTGACGCTGGTGCCGATGCCGGTGGTCAACGTCAGGCCCTGAGGCTGATTGCTGGAGCCGGTGCCGTAGATGGCAGCGCGGTCAATTTCCAGTGCAATCACGCGAGCTAGGTCGTTACGGACCATGCCCTCAACATCGATCGAAGACTGGAGCAGCAGACGACGGCTGTAGTCCACATAAGCACCCACAGTCTTGGGCGTCATGTTGACTTGATCAACAGCCTGCTGGCTCTCAGTAGGAGCAGAATTTTCGCCGACCCAGTACGCCGTGCTTGCACTCGACTGTCGAGGAATGCTGATGTTGCCCTGCAGGCCGCTCAGCATGGTCACGCCAGCTTGAGCGAAGGCGAGGCGGTTACGCAGCAGTTCGATGAAGGAGCCAGCAAGCAGCTCATCATCAACAAGGTTGCCACCGGCAGAAGGAGTGCCGACAACCAGATCACGACGCAGCACTTCGTTCGGCACCACAATGCCGTTAGAAGAACGCTCGTACTTGTCAGCAGCAGCTTTGCCGACTTCAATTTCAAACTCAGCTTCACGACGAGCCTGAGCGTCACCCTGGTTGGCCAGGAAGTTCAGAGCTTTGACGAAGCTGAATTGACGGGTCTCCTTTTCGGAGAGGCCAAGATCGTTGGCGTCGATGCGGTGTTCCACAGGTTGGGTGCCGATTTTTTCGAGGACAGCAGCACGAGCTTCATCAACAGACTTGCCGCCGTCGATCAGTTCACGTGCCAGTTCGGGGAGCTTATGACGCTCACCCAGTTTGTTGATGGCGGCGATACGGTTGCGCTCGGCCTCGACGGCCTCGGACCGGATCACCTCCAGGTCGGGAGTGTTGTCCATGACAGGTTCAGTCACAGGGTTTACAGGAGATGCGGCCGGGGCCGCTTGCTCGGTTTCGGTATCGTCCAATGAACGACCGACGCCGACAGTGGGATCAGCCGGAATGCTGACCACACTGACCTCGAAAGGCGACCATTGGGTCGCTACGAAGTCATTTTCGCGTTCCTCCATCTTATCGATGGAGTACCCGAATGAAACGCCGCGAAGAATTCCGTCGCGTACATCTGCAAGCACCTCTTGTGCTTGCTTATTGCGCGAAAAGCGCACATTGACGTAACCGCGTTTCTTTTCACCATCGATCCATGCACGCTCGACAACGCCGATAATGCGATCAGGATCGTGGTTGAACAACAGCGGTGCGCCGTCATTCAGCCGCTCAAGATTGGCGGCTTCCATCTCGTGGCTCAAAATCTCGTTTCCGAAATAACGAGCCACGGGATATTCAGAACTGAACGGAAACTCAATCGTCCGCTCATCCAGCATGTTGAAACTTGTTGTTTCAACACGCTTGAATTTCGCGCCTTCGAGGTCGCGAACATTCACTTCTTCCATTTCGCGTAGTGCTTCGATCTTCGTCAGTGTACTGAATCGATGTCCCACCATCGTCTCAGTAGCCTCCCAGTCATCGTCACCAGGGCGATAAATACGAATCAACGCCGCCGGATCCTCTGCTGTTGCATTGATGCTGAATTCGGAATCAGGCACTCCAAGCGTTCCCTCGCGCATGATGTGCTCAATCCGACCGCGAGCGCGACCGCCGGAGCTGTTCCAGCTAACAAAATCGCCTTCTTTCAGTTCATCGGGCTTAGCGCGATCACCCGTAGCTTCTTCAAATTCCATCACCTCATAGTCGCGTTCATCCAGCCATGCACGCGCCTCAGCAGCGGTGAACTTAGACAACCGGAATCGAATAGCTTGCAACTCGGCGCCGTCTTCACCTTCCTTGATGCCAAAGATGAAGTCAACGCCATCACCACCGCCATCGTTGCGGCGACGAAACTCGTCATACTGATCAGGGTCACGCAAGCGAGCAGCGTGCTCGTTCGGATACGGGCGATCACCATCGCCAATCACCATTGCACGATCCATTTTCTCGACCAAACCATCAGACCAGCTTTTACCTGCATCGCCACCCCAAGCAGCCCATGCAACGCGACCGGGTGATGGATAGCCATCTTCGCCAACCTTGAACCCTTCCGCTTGCTTGTCCACTTCATGACGCGCAAACCATGCGCTCATCGTCACAATGGTGTCATCGCTCAGCTCATCGCCACTGAGAATCTGGCTGGCACGACGAGCAGCAACCTCAGTGCCGCCGTCATATCCTTCCTCTTTCCATGCACGGTAACGGCGAGCTTCCTCGCGCATACCCTCGGTCGGCATAGCAGGCATTACTCAATAACCTCCTGGGTTGGATCAATGATGTCGCGATCAAGCTCAACACTAAGGTCAACCGCTGCTTGCTGCTCCCTTGCCAACTCAGTCAAGTTGTCATAGAAGTCTCCGCCTAGTTTCGCAACGATTTGCGATTTTGTCATGTACCCCGCCTGCTCCATTTCACGGTAAGCCTTCGCTTCCTTCAGCGGATCCACCCAATCCCAACCGCGAGCCATCCATCTTGGTGTGTCATAACGCTCCGGCCTCGCGTCATAGTCATCAAACGGCAGCTCGCCCGCCAGCACAGCCAGATTCAGCCATTCGCGGAACACCCGCATGTGGAAATGCTCAATCATGTACGACTGCACCACCTTCCAGTGTTCGCGATCCTCAAGCAGACTCAGCCGTGAGCTGCTGTAGTTGGTTTCTGAGAAATCACGACTCAGGGTTTCGTAGCTACAACCAAAGCCACTCGCAAACCTGCGCACCTTGTTGCGCACAAACATCTCAAACTGCTGATCTGGTGAATCAATGTCCGGCACCGTTACGTTCTGGCCGGGCTCCAAGTACTTGAACATCCCAGGCTCGAACTCACTGATCCGGCGCTCTGCATCAACATCATCACCGTCAAGCTCACCTTCGGGTGAAGTGACAAATCCCATGATCGATGCGCCTGCACGCGCACGGATCACCGCCGCTTCCTCATAACCCTGAAGCTGATGCGCATCTGCCATCACTGGATGGAACCACGGCACACCGCGATGTTGCTGCGGACGCTCGGGGATGAACAGATGAATCACATCCTCAGCAGGCAGGAATACATGCTTCCCACCTTTCTCGGGCGCATTCTGGAACCAATAGTCGCCTGGATGCCGCGTCAGGAATGCGTACCGCACTGGGCGGCCCCATTCATTGATCTCCACACCCATCCGCCATTCATTCCCCTTGGCGAGGGTTGGTCCCTGATATTCCTCATCCAACACATCGGCTTCAAGCATCTCAAGCGCCAATGGCACTCGGCTGCCACCAAACGGACGGCGGATAATCCTGAATAGCGCCTCGCCAGATTCCGGCAATGCACCAACAGCCAGCCACTCCATCATGTGGAAACTATGCCGACCAGCAACATCACAATGCTGCGCTCGGCACCACATATTCCATTTCTGTTCAATCAGGCGGTTGACCTGCTCATTCGGCTTCCGCGTCCGAACCTGCTGCACCTGAGACTGCAGCTTGATACCCGATCCAACAACATTGATCTGCGTTGTCCGCTTCGCCTGCTTGGCGTACGGGTTGTTCCGCACCATCTCGCGGCTGCGGTCACGCAGTTTCCGCAAACTGGTCCGAATCTCAGCATCAGCACTCGCCTGTGATGACATCCAGTCATTCGTCAGGCGCGAAATCATTGCACCCGCATAAGCACGCCGACGACGACGTGGCTCCTCACGCGGAATTGGCTGTAGCCCAAATCGCCGTAGCAGTCTTGTGCGGAATCCCATCAGCCTTGGTTAAACCGGACGTAAAGGTTATGCGGATCGCCGAGACCAGAAGCAATCAGTTTTGCTTTGTTCTCTTTAGCCACAACTGACTTTAGCCTTGATTCAAGCTCGATCAACTCAGACAGGTCATATCGCTTCAGGTTTCTGTTGCCGATCCGATACTCGGAAACAGCACCGCCACTAATCAAGCTGCGAATCGCAGCTTGCACTGCATCCAAATCCTGCTGTGCTTGAGTGCGACCATCGAATGCGCCAGGTACACCCGAGTAAGCCAGCGATGCCTTCACCTCAATCTGGCCGCGACTGTATTCCTGTGTGGCGCCATCGCTAATAGCAGTTGCAACAGCTTGGAAGTACCAGCCAGTACTGGCATCCATCGTTGTTGTTACCGCAGCCGACAGCGTGGTCCTCCAGCCGCTGTTATACGCAACTGCAACTGCAGTTACACCCTCGCCAGCAGTATTCAGCCTGAAGTAATAAGTAAGCGTATGCGTGGTGCTCGTTACCGCAGTGCCAAATACATCAACGGTCTCGACATCAGTCCACACCGCATCCACGCCACTTGTTATGGACGGTGGGATTGACATCGACAAAAATATCACCTGATACGCCGAAGTCTAGCTCCTACCACTGTTTTATGAAACTCCTTCCGCTACGCGGCACAGCAGCAGATGCACGCTTGGCTTTTCGCTCCTCTGGTGGCTTTTCCATCTGATCCCACAGTGTTCGGCGATCTTTCACCTGATACACCCGATTCAACGCAGCGTACGCATACACCAGTTCGTCAAGCGCTTCGTTCCTTGCGCTGCTCTTCTTCACCCACACCCGCTCGGGGAAACCATTCCTGAAGCGCATGATCTGCTTCTCTGCTGTCAGCTCCTGGAAGTAATCCTCCCCAACCGTTGGATAGAAATGCAAATATCCCGCACCAGGCTCGTTGTGCTTCAACCGCCCGAACAACAATGATTTCACTGTGTCCGAACCAACCGGAAACACCTGAGCACCTTTCTTCAACGTCTTTCCCTTTGCATTTAGGTCCACCTTGCTTGCCTTACCGATCGGTGGCTTGTTCTTCTGCGACATACCCTTGATCGCAATCACACCCATGCTCTGGCGTTCTCTTGCGTACTGATACACCTCAGCGGTGTGGTGGCCGCCGGAGTCAATCGCAGTCACCATCGGCGTCAGCTTTCGATCGCCATCACCCTCGTATGGCGCCTGCAAAATCTCATCCAACTGCTTCCACACATCCGGCCTGCTCGGATCGCCGTAAATTTTCACGCGATCAATCAGCCACCCTTCTTCTTCGCGGCCCCATCCCCACACACTCAAGCTGAGTCGATCGTCCTGCACGTCACAACCAATCGTCAGCAGCAGTGCCTCACTCGGCACCTGGCGATGCTGATACTCCTCAGATGCCGCACGCTCACCCAACGCATCCGCACCAACCTTCGACGCATACTCGTCCTCCCATGTCTCACCAAGCACCGTGTTGACAAACGTCTTCAACTGCTCCGCATCATTCTTCGCATCAAGGAATTCCTCGACCAAGTTTTGCCATGTCGCATTCGGGCTGTAGCTATACGCCGCCCAAATATGAAACGACACATGCTTACCATTACCAGGCGCGGTGGGCCGCCACTCGCCGCGCTCCACCATCCAACGCTTCTTCGCTGCTGGGATCCACACGCCGCATCCCTCGCACGCATAGCTCGCAGTATCAGGATCATTGTCCAACCACTTCATATTTGCCCACTTCAAATACTGCATGTGCCCACAGTCAGGGCAGGGCACGAAATATCGCCGCTGATCACCCTGATGAAACATCCGCTCCACACGACTGAAGTCCTTCACCGTTGGCGTTGATCCCGCCACGATCTTCCGGTTCCAGTAATACTCGGTTCGACGAATACCAAGCTTGATCTGGTCGCCTTCAGTACCAGCCGAAGGTGGATAACCATCAATCTCGTCAAACAACACGACCCGGCGGCTAACACGACGGAAGCCACGTGGACTATTAGCACCAACCAAACTCAAGCTCCCGCCTGGGAACTGCTTCTGCAGAATTGTGTTCGCGCCATCCTTCGCTTTCGCTTCGCTCACCAAGCCACGCAAGCAAGGTGTATCTCGCAGCATCGGCGCGATCTCCTCCTTGGAGTAGCCCTGCGCATCCTCAATCGTGGGCTGCACGATCATGATCGGGCACGGATCCTGATGCACGTGGTAAGCCGCAACGTGGTTCAGGATCTTCGAGTACCCAACGCGGGCAGATTTCATTACCGTGATCTGCTCGATGGTCGGATCGGTGATAGCATCCATGATTCCCTTCTGATAAGGGAGCGTGTGCCATCTGCCGCCCTCTGCGCTTGATTCTGAACTCAAATACGCATAAGTATCGGCCCATTCGCTTAAAGTCATCTTTTTTGGCGGTTTAAACGCCGAAAATGCTGCTTTTTTGAGCTTCTGTATGTTATTCATCGTCAACAGCAAGGTCTTCTAAGGCTTCACGCACAATATCATCCAACGCGCCAATCGCGTCTGTATCCAAATCAGGTATCCGCTGTTTTGCCTTGGTCGGTATTCCTAACAGCTTGGTTCTTGCGCGGGTGATAATCTCTACCCACTCATGTTCTACGTCTTCAGCCTTAACGAGCAAACCCTCTTTCTGTTGGCGCTCAAGCTCAAGCAGCTCTGCCTTCAAGTGTTCCGTTCTGGCGCGAGACTCGTCATAATCAGGGATCGCTTCACTTGTTTTGCTAATCCTTTCTTGCTCTTTCGGTGCCATTCGCTCCTCCTTGCTTCGTAGCGGCTTCTTGGCTCGGCCCTCGCCAGGTGGCTTTGGACCCATTCCAATTCTGGTCTGGGTATTGCGAGCCCACTCCTCACGCATTGTCTCGCTATTCACTAACGGCTTGCCGTCCCGGCCAGTAACAACAGAAAGGCGACCTGTTTTTACTGCGGCATATACAGCTTCGGCACTAACACCTAATGCGCGGGCCGCTTCTGCGCGTGTGATTAACGCCATGACATAGTTACGATCAAGTCAATATAGCGCACACCAAATATCTGTGGTAAAATGGCCGGTTTTGCAAATTCGGCCCTTGGAGTAACTATGCGTGTATGCGCATCGAAACAACTTTTTGCGCAGATGCCTACCTGAACGGAGCGACTCGAATACCTT